ATGTGGCGATGAGGATTAGCCAAAAACGAAACATCATATTCATCTCCTGTTGCTAGGTTAGGATCTGTAGCGGCTGCGGGATATTTGTGAATACCTTCTTTGCGAAAGGTAACCCAGATCATTTTTTTAGGTCTGATGTCTTGTCTAATAATCATAGGATTTAAGTTTTCTATTTTACCAACTATCATTTAATAATCTCATCGTTTGAATATTGATCCCATGATGTGAACTTTGCACGATCTTGAAGGTCATGCAGGCTATGTGACCACACACCGGGATTAGTTGCTTTAAAATCTTTGTCGTCGATCTTAATCATTGTATTATAGTTCCATAACTTAATATATGGAATAGGCACACGGATTTGAGGAATAAAGTTATCACTATCGTTTAACCCGCCGTCGTTGAACTGTTCAACTTGATTAAGTGGAATGTCTAGACTGCACAGATAACCTTTGTTAAGAAAATATAAAATCATATCTTCCCACACTTTATGTGCATCATATCCATTGGGATTAAAACTGTGATTAGCCCCAAAGAATATATGTGTACAGTTTTTGTGTTCTGCAAAATGTTCAATATCTTCCACGGGTCTAGTACCAACTACAAATAGAGTTTTCTTACCATATGCAGGAGTATGTTCTATTTCTATACCAACAAAGAAGTTAACGTTGTCAAGTACACCACTAGTATAATCACGTTTCATTCTGTTTACTTTCTTCGTATTGTTTAAAAAGTCTAGTTACTGCTTCCATCTGTTTTTGGAATACATCCGGGGCACCCTCTGCCGCACGTTCCATATCCCAGTCGCTGGGGTAATGACGCAAACAACTTCTAGCTCGATCTTTGATCGCTTTCGGAACTCTCGGTGTAGCAAGTATCTCTCTTAAGAACTTTTCCGTCTGTACTACAGCACGGTATCTTTCGTCAGGTAGTGTCATAGTTAATAGTCTGCTCGTTGATTAGTACAAATAATTTTACTACCGCTAGTATCTGCGGCTGTCTTGTGTAACATGTAATCAGCACTATTTAGGCAAGTATAATGGTCTTCAACTTTTTCTGAAAGTTGTAACAGCTTGCCAGAACTGGCAAACTTTAATGCAACATAGTACTGCTCATCAGTTGCTGAGAATATTTTATCTCGATATTCAAATGCGGCTGCAACAGTTCCGATAACTGTACCTAACATAAATGCTATAAGTATTTTCATTTTACACTATTTTCAAGTTGATCTAAGTTGGCTTCTTCGTCTTCGGTAAACTCTTCGCTATGTACTGATTGTACAGGATTATCCTCTACAATGTCAAACAGATTGGTAAAACTAGCCGAAGCATTAGTCATTTTCTTACCAGTGTTACCTCTAGTACCAATAATAGTGTCAAAATATCTGCGAAAATCTTCTACTACAGCCAAAGCTTCACCTTTGTCACTTGTGGCAAAAACAGCTTCGACTACGTCTTTAAAATAGACCCTATTAAACTTTTCTTGTACTAACATAGCAGGAATCAATCCCGCATCGTATTGACGATTGGCTTCTTGAACCGCATTAATATGGCTCCAAACATTATGTCCCATTTGAATAGCATAACTAAAACTGTCCCAACTTGTTCGATTACTAACTTTGCCTAGTTTGTTTACATCAGGCATTACTAGCCAGTCTGCTGGATTTAACGGATCTGGATTTGCAACACCCGGTTTGGCTGTGCCAGCACCGTATATGCAAATGTCTTTAATAGACACTTGATCAATCAATGGACTTGACTCAAAGTTTTTAAATATGCCATCTTGTATAACAGCATCTTTAAACAGTCGAGTATCTGCGTGATACTTTTTATTATCGGCACTTGGCACCATTCTGTAGACCCATTTTTTACGATCTTCAATTTCTGTTTGAATATAAATCTGACCATTGGCAGTTGCTAAGAACGGACTTGCACAGTCAAACGAAATAGTAAAGTTTGCGTTATGATATTTTCTTACAGCTCGTTGGATGTCAGTTAACAATGTAGCCCACTCTAGTTTACTTGTGCCTAGAAAGTGCATCCAATCGTGTTGCCCTTTTTCAAGCAATCCGTCAAATCTCAGTTCTACCAGTCTACGTAGTACCAAGTGAACGTCACACATATTTTGTCCACCCATTGACCACCCGTTAAATGCACGGTCACCGTATTGCTTAACATCGCAATACTTTTTCATACGATCATACCAATCGTCTGCATCGGGGTGATTCTCACCTTGTAGAACGTTTAAGAACTTACAGTTGCCATTTCGATTGTTTATAAACCAATCGTTATTAATGTATGTGCCTTGCACTGCTTCTGCGTAAGTAGTAATACCAGTGGCTGCACGACCTGCTGGACTACGAGCAACCCATGCTGGAATATCAAGCACCATACCGTAGTCCATTAACGTGTCCATCCAAGTTAATACTTGAGCACGTTTCTTTTGTGCTTTAGGGCAGAGAGGATCTTTCCAGTCAGCTGGCCAAACACCTTTACCAATCTGGAATCCACCCGAGTCACCTAGTACCCAACTGGTGCTACGATCGCGATTGCGAAACATGTCTTCGCTTTCGTCAACTTTATTAAGATCTAAGTTTGCGTGACCTGCTGAATATAAACAATGGTCGTAATAAAACGCACCCTTATCTGGTTCAAGATAATTCAGGCTTTCTACACCTGATGCAAAACTAGCAGGAATCCTTGCCGGATCTACATAGTTACCATAGCGTTGTTTACCGATAAAGGTGCTATAGAATCCTGAAGTTGCCGGCAAGAAGTATGCGTAGTCGCTTTGTGTTGCTGTCAGGTTTTTATTCATTACTTTGATTGGGCAGGTAAAATATAGTTGTATTCAGCCATACCGCTATCAACGGTAATCATCATAGCACCAGCATCTGCAATCTTAACAGTTTTGTCACCGCTCAAGTTAAGAATACTCATAACTTGCTGAACAGGCCAAGACCATGTGCTTTTTAACTTGCCTTTAACATCTGATTGGAATGTAAAGCTGCCTGCGTGTGTACTTACATCGCCAAAGCTAAAGATAAGATTCCCACCGTCTGTTTTAACTTGGAATACTGACTCTTCGCTGTGAGCTTGGCTTTGAAACTTCAGCTTCTGTATGCTGGTAACCGATGGCGAAAACTCGATATCCCATGCAGCGCCTTTAAACTTAACTGACTTCAACTTTTCGTTGATGATTTCTGCGCTCATAAAGCGATAGTCATTAACAAAGTCACCAGCTTTGTTTTCAAAGTGGATGTTTGTAGGAATGTCTACTCCGTTACGTTGTTGGCGTATAACATCAATCTTTGCATCTTCTTTGTATTCCGGACACTTCAAGTGGATGTTCAACTTGTCTAAGTTGGGCATACCAAATGTGCCTTCAAACTCCGGCACTACTTTGTGTGCAGTAGCAGTGACAATGACTGAACGATCTTCAGCCATTGATTCGATTGTAGTTGTAGTATCTGTACCAGTGATTTTTACGATAGGTAAAAAGCCTAAAGCGTGAGTATGTGTTACGAGATCTTGTAAAATGTCTTTCATGATAGTTTCCTTTTGTATAGTATATAGGTTTTTGTGTTAGAAGTCAAATAATTTATTGAAAGTATTTGTCTGTTCGGTTGACCTGACGTCCCAATTTAGAACACCGATAAGGTTATCTAGCTTGTTGTCAATAATGGTTGCTTCCATTTCTTCGTGATTAAATGGCAAGTCTTTAAACCATTGTGGTAAACGTAGTTCATCTACAGGGTATGCAACTGAAGTAAAGCCCATTGGGTTTTCTTTTAGTTTACAGACTATGACTTTTTGCCCGTCTGTAATACCCATTGAGTACTTGTCGTCAAACATACGCTTTAGTGTGTTCCAGTTAATGCTGGCACGAACGTGTCCTGGCATATTGGCTTTGCCCGCTTTGGCTTCCTTGCCTTGGTATTCAGTAACTTTGTTAGCACGTTTCGGACTACCTTTTTCCCAACCGGGGCGAACTTTGAACTCGGTTCTAAACTCAGTAATGAAATCTAACACCTGCTGTTCTTCAGCACCCGTTAGCACACGTTCAAGAATATCACTTAAGAAGTTCTGGATGAATTCAGGAGTATCACTACGTTTCAGATCCAGCCCCATGGCCTTGATCTTGCCTGGCTTACCATCTATGTCTGTACGTTTGCCTTCTTTATCATAGTAAAGCACAGCATAACGTTTCTTAGTAATGAACAGGCCTTTTGATGCAACAATCTCACGACCTGCTTTAATAACTTCACCACGACTCTTTGGACAGTGAAATGCATCTTCCATAAAGCGGGGGAATGTTGAGTTAACTTCTTCACCGATTTGATCGTATAGTGCGATTACGGTTTCTTTTGACCACGGTATTGTCCCTGAGTCGATTTCCTTTTTAAGAGTCTTAAAAGCAGAAAAATAGCAACTATCGGTATCACCGTAGATAATAGATTTTCCAACATGGTTGTTTTCTCCGGTTATGATTTCATTAACCTTACCAGCCATGTGGCGAGCAATAGCACGACCGGTTAGTGTAGTTGATTGTCCAATGCGTTTGTCATAGAAGCGACAATGTGGGTTAAGAATAGCACCATATAAACTGTTTAAGTTAATCTTCTTGACTAGTTGTCGCTTGTCCCAATACTCTTCTTCTACCTTATTACCTGCTTTAATACAGTCTTTGAGTTTGGCTTGCATTTCTTTACGTTCAGCATACCAACGCTTTAACAGTCCGGGAATAATACCTTCTTTGTCATAGGTAAAGATAGTGCCATTTGCTGAGATCATTAAACTTTGATGACTTTCAAAGATCATCCGGTACACTTCGGCAGCACTTAGCTTGTCGGTTTTACCATCTTCCCAATCAACCGTAATCTCAGTACCGATTTCCTTGTTCATAATAGCAGTATATTCTAGAGATCCAAATATACCTTCCCATGCAGCCGCAAAGCTCTTGCCTTTACCCACTAAGTCGTCAATGTAATCCTGTGTCATTGTTTGACGTAACTGTCCAACAATAGTTTCTGGACCCATATTCAGTGCTCTAATAGCACTTGGATACAGACTGTTGATGTCTAGTGATCCAATCCATTCGTGAATACCTTCTTTAGGGTAAGCAACATAAGCACCAGCGGCTCCTTCACTTTCTGCATTTTCATCACGCTTGATACGATTAGGAACTTGGAAGCCTCTACGATGACTTTCGTTAATAATAGCCTGTTCTGTAACAGCAACAGCACCCATAGTAGTCTGTAGTAATACAGTACATTCATGCGCCAGCGTATTAGCAAGGTCTAAAAACTTGAGTTTGTTATCCAGCTTGTTTAGCAATGCAGTATCTTGTCTGTTATAGATAACAAACTTACGGAAGTCATTGTTGTATAACTGATCTAGGGTGCCTTCATATACTGTCTTACTTTCGCCCACTTCCATTTCACCGATTGCATCCAATCGATAAGTGTGGCGTTCTTCATATGTGTATTTTCTATACAGTTCTAAGCTGTCTAAGTGTACACGACCTATCAAATCATAGGTAATGGCTTTTTTACCATATTTTTCGTATTCACGTTTTTTGGGATATTGATCCCATAGGCAGAAACGGCGTGTGTCGTCCTTACTCAATACCTTAGTAACACGATTAACTGTATAAGGTATATCAAAGCCTTCTGAGTTCCAACCACTTATTACGTCAGCGTCTTGAATCAAGTTCAAAAATGTATCTAACATATCTGCTTCGTTGTCAAAGATGTGTGTATTAGGCAAGTCTTTGACTAGTTCTTCTGCTTTCTCAATGGTCATTCCTTTGGGAGGAATAGCAAGACATACTAACGTATCTAACCATTTCAAGTAAACTGAGATAGCAGTGATTGGCATAAATGCATCTTCGGGAGATGCGTAACCACGTTCCGGATCGAAGTCTACTTCGATGTCAAAGTAGGCTGTGTGCAGTTTAGGTGCGTCTTGATTTAGGTAGTTTTCAGAAAGGCACGCAACAACCGGATTAATATCTGCTTCATACAGTTTTTTTCCGCTGTTGATTTTCTGTTCTTTGTGGAAGTCTTTGGTGTTTTTACAAATGATACGACTTAAAGGATCTCCATATATACTCTGGAACTTACCTTTAGGGTCTTCGTAATAGAAAGTATAGCGTACAGGGTATTCTTTGAATTCCCTCTTACCATCTTTACTTCTTTCTACTACTCGTATTACATCTGCATTTCTATCGAAATATGCGTCTACGTACAAGTTGTTTTCTCCTATGTCATTTTCGGCTGACAAATACCAATGTGGTCATTTTTAGCTGATCAAACTATACTCTTACATATTTATAAGTCTTACTAGGGCGATGCTATCTATTGTTACCAAAAGCAGATAGTTAGCAACCATTCCCGTACTGCGCCTAGTCCAAGCAGCCCAACAAAATATAGCACATTGAAAAATAAACAATGGATATAAAATAAGGAATGGCGGCGTGGGCACAGTCAACGCCATTGTAACAGCACAGGCTATACTTAGAAACCAAGCTGTGATTTCTAATACAAATCTTAAAGGCCATTCACGAAAATCGTGTTTAGCCCATTCGTAACTGTTTTGTATAAAGCTCATTCTTCTGGCAAACGTCCAGTAACGCCAAGAATCATTTCAACATCTTGCCATGCTGATTCATGTTCTTTCCAGTTATCTTTGTGTGCAATGGTGATTGCTTTATTGATAACACTTGATTTGATTTCTAGTTCTTCTGCAACTGCCTTGACAGTTTCTTTTAACCCTTCTTTCAAATCCTCAATCTCGCGAAGCACAGTGCTTCCTTCAGTAATAAGGCGCTCGAGTTTAGCTTTCTCTTCGGGACCGTACATTCTTGTAGACATCGTTTCTCCTTGTTAACACATATTATATACTAGTTATCTACAAAGGTCAAGCCCACAAAAGAAAACAGCTAACCAAAGTTAGCTGTTTTATGAGTAGCTTAGATTACTTAGAAATCTCTTCTATCTGCGTTAGCTGCACCTTGAGAAACTGGTGCACCACTAGTTGATAGATTTTTCTCTACGTTTTTATCGTTTCGACTTCTAAAATCTCGTGCACCACCTTGAGCTTTAATTAATGCAGCAGATGCAGCCGCATATTCTGGAGCACCTGGTTGTACTACCTTACCGTTAAACGTAATAGGACCAGATGGTTTACCCATTTTTAATTCACCTTGCACAGATGTATTAGTTGTGGTATTAGTTGTGCCGCCTTGTGCAGGAGCAGCGCCCGCAGCAGCAGGAGCAGCGCCCGCAGCAGCAGGAGCAGCTTGTACTTTTCCAGCAATCTTTGCCAATCTTTGATTTAATGCTGATAATCGTTGTTGCACATCTTTTGGCAATGCAGCGCCAGCTTCTGCATCTTTAGTATATGTACCAATAACTGCTAAGTGCTTTTCAAACTCTGCTTTATCTGCAGGTGACATTTGTATTGCAGGATCCGCCAACATCTTTGCTAAGCCTTGATATGCTGCGTACCCACCGGCAGCAATAGCAGCGCCAGCGGCAGCAACCTTACCAACACCTTTGTTAAGTACCTTTCTTCCAAAGTCTGCAATTTTACTACCAATACCCGGCTTAGTAGGAGTTACATCTCTGTACGGAACATCGGTTACATTTGTTGAAATACCGCCTGGCTTTGCAGGCACCAATGCACCACCGTTTGACCAGGTCGGATCTATACGCTCTGGCGCTTCTGATAACATAGCTTGCATAAACTGCATTTGTTCAGATCCGTCTAAGCGGCCAAGATTTTTCATTACGTATGAGCGGATTTCTGACTCAGTCATAATATCAAGATCAGACACGCTAGTAACGCTTTCAACTTTGTACTTAGTAAGGATCTTTTCCATTGCACCAAGTGATGCTACTAAGTTGCTTTGTGACTTAATCTGTGCGCCTTGAGCTAACAGCTTTTCAAATTCAGGTGTAAGTTTACCAGTTTCTGGTTTACCGGCCATCTTTTCAAATGCTTTAATACCTGCAATAGTTTTATCGCCCATCTTACCATCGGCTGGTCCTGGATCTATGCCTAGTGCGGCAAGTTGTTTTTGTACGTTTAGTACGTTACCTCCAGCTGCCGGTTTAGCAGCACCTGGCGCTGCTGGTGCTCCTGCTGTTGTTACTGTTGGTTCACCAGTCTCAGGATTAATGCCACCTGGCATTGTAACGTTTTGACCTTGTGCGTTAACTCCAGCACCCGGCTTATTTGCTATATTCACACCTTGTTCATCTCGTGGCGCATTTGGATCTGCAGCCGCCGGCGCACCTGCTGGAGCACCTGATGCACTACTACTT